ATTACGTGAATTTTTGAGTATTCCAGAGGTTGCCGAGCAGCGACAGCCGCAAGCGGATGCAAGCGTAAGCCAAACCACGCAGCAAACCGCCAGCGTGATACCTACTGCGGCAATAACCAATGCACCGCCTAAAGTAGAGTTATCATCAGCGGATAAGTTTTTGCAACAAGTTGAAAGCGCATTAGGTGACACAGCATGAAGTTAACCAAACGACTCACCATCGGCACTGAAATAGTGCCGATTACTCATTACCATGTAGTGCTTGAACTATCTGCAGCCGGTCGCGCCGCCTTTGAAGTGGCAGGCGATGTAAAGCGTGGGCAAATTGTCGCGTTCGACATTGGCCATAACAATAACTTGCAACGCTATTTCAGCGGTTATATCACTAAAGTCACCCCAAGCAGCAAGGATGCCAGCCGCATAGTGGTGCGTGAATTAGCGAGCATACTCGCCGAACGCTGGCCGATAAATATCCGTCATGCCACATTTCGCCAGGTGATTAAGCAACTAGCCCAAGACACCGGCTTAAGTTTTGTTATCCCAGACAGCGCAAACTATCTTGATGTCAAAGTGCCAAACTTTACCAGCCAAGGCACGGGCTACCAGTTATTAACCAGTTTAAAAAGTGTCTTTGGTATTAATGACTGTGTGTGGTATCAACAGCCAGACGGCCAAATTTTTGTAGGCAGCTATCAAGATTGTCGCTGGGCAACTAAACCGCTAACAATTAGCCAAGGTTTAAGTAAAAAACAATACGGTAACAGTTGGCAACTCATGGCCATGCCAGCCATGCGCCCAGGTGCAATAGTCAACGGCCATAAAGTAAAGCAAGTTGAACTAGCTGACGACACCATGACATTAACGTGGGCCGCGACTAAAGCCGACGAACTCAGCGAAAAGCGCCGCATCACCAACATATTCCCAGAACTATCAGCAGACTATCATTTGCCAGTTTGGGGCAAAGTCATTGCCTTGCCAGAACTGCCAACTGAATCAGAACGCGCAAGTGATCCTTTCTATCCACGTTACGCCGTTGATGTGCAGCTGCTAGACGAAGACGGCAACGAAACTGAATCACCCGCATTAAAAGCTGTGCCATTACCACTGCCAGGTGCAGGCCATTTGGCCGGACGGTTAGAACCTCCCGCCATTGGTGCCATTGTTGAAATCGGCTTTGCATATGGCAGACCCGACAAACCATTTGTGCGTTGTGTACTCCCGTTCGGTTGGGACTTACCCGCAATCAAAGAAGGCGAAACCCGCACCCAAACCCGTGAGGGTGTTTATCAACACATCGATGACATTGGAAACATTGCCAGAGTCACAGACAAAGACGACTCAATCGAATGCTTGAATCAGCGCATCAAAGTGTTAGAGAACCAGTTAACCGAAGTGCTAGGCAAAATGACCATGCTCATTACTAGAGACCTAAGCATAAAAGCAAAGAACATTACCGAAGACGCAGACACCATCAAACTAAACGGCGGGTCAGCAGTGGTCACGTGTGCCCACATTTGTCACTTCACTGGTGCACCACATGGTGACGGATCATCAACAGTTACCGCAGGTAAATAACATGGCATTAAGTAAAGCATCATTAAAAAGTAAGATAGTCGCCAACCTACAAGCACAAGGGTTCACCACCGAGGGGCCACATGCTTACGCCGCCAAGATGGCCGAAGCCATAGCCAACGCAGTTATAGACGAGATAACCAGCAACGGCCAAGTCGTTGTAACTGGCGGCAGTTCATCAGGCACATACAAAGTAAGCTAACTAACAACCAACCTAACAAGCCTAGCCATGCGCTAGGCTTTTTATTGCCTGCTCCATGAACTTATTAATATCTCCCCGCCAAACCATCAACACCAGCTTTAACACAAGGAAACCAGCACCACAAAGAAACCACGCCACGAAATCCGCACTCTTCCTCACCCTCCTGCGGGCTCTTTATGTTAATTTTTTTTCAGTTTTATAGTATTGCAGTTCATAGGGCTAACCAGCGTAGACACTGGGCCTTTTGAATGATCGAAGATCTGAAAAGATCGCGATTTATTTCACTGTTTTACAGTTCCTAAAATCTGTATTGGCAGTTGGTAAAGTCGTAAGCGTTTATTTTAATTGGTATTGTTCTGGATTTCGTGAGGGTTTCATAAAAGACGTAAAAATAATTAACAAGGGTAAACTCAATTTAAAACAATGGATTAGATCAAAATAAAACTGAAATTAATATTTAATTGAAAAATATTTATATCGTAGAAAAAAAGGAAGGGGAAAACAGGCAATTGTGGACAAACTTTTAGAGCTGTGTGGACACTTTGTGGACACTCCAAAGAAAAAGGACTTAGCCTTTCGGCTAAGTCCTTGTTTTAATTGGTGGAGGCGGCGGGACTTGAACCCGCGTCCAGAAAGCCTACATTCATTGCGTAGGGTAAGTAAAACAATGACTTACATATTAAACAATAACTTAACTGTCAATGAGTGCCGATTGCTGACGATGATTGACGGGCTGTGTGGGCAATTTGTGGGCATTTATAATATGCCTGCAATTGGGTTTTTGGTTATCGCATCATCTAAGTGATCAGGTGCAAAGTGGGCATAACGCATTGTGTCTTTAATATCTGCATGACCTAAGATTTGCCTTAACACCAAAATATTACCACCGTTCATCATAAAGTGACTGGCGAAAGTATGACGCAAAATATGTGTCATTTGTCCTTCTGGGAAAGTTAAGCCGGTTCGTTTTATTGCGCGTTCGAATGATCTGCGACATGGCCTGAATAGTGGACCACGAACGCGGGGCAATAAGTCAGCTAAACCTTGAGCGATTGGCACTGTTCTGTTTTTCTTACCTTTAGTTTTAACAAACGTTATTCGGTTATGGGCAATTTGATTACCGCGTAAACCTTCAGCTTCTGACCATCTGCAGCCGGTTGCCAAACATACCATCACTATAGTGACCAGGTGTTCATATTCAGCATTACGACATTCATCTAATACAATGGGGATTTCTTCAGGGTACAAAAACGCTAATTCGGTATCTTCTATTTTAAATTGAGGTAAACCCTCTAATGGATTTGGCAGAGTCCATTCACCAAGGCGCTTTAATTCTGTGAAGACCGCATTTAAATAAGCATGTTCGTGATTAATCGTGTTTGGTTTAACCTTAGTTTTTTTACCCTGAAAATCTTCTATTTCACCATCAAGCCTTGATTGGCGATAGTGAGCAAAATCGTTAATCGTGAGTTTGCTGGCCACTGGGTCGCCCAAGCCAAAACACGTTAACTCAAGTTTGCGTAATCGTGATTGAGGTTGCGCAAGTTGTTGGCCGTGCAAGTCATACCAATGTTTTATTAATTCAGAAAGCTTGCGAGTATCTTCTTTTTCACCTAACCACGGTTTATCATCAACTTGTTTTAATACAAATGATTCATAAGCAATTGCTTCGCCTTTTGTGGCAAATACTTTTCTTATTCGTTTTCCATCACGGCCACCAAGTCTAAGATCTAGTTTCCAAGGTTTGTCGCTACCGTCTTTTAGATTTCTAACTGACATAAAGACCTATCAATGAGCATTTTGAGGGATGAAGAAGATTTTTGGAGTGTTATAAAATGACAAAGCCCTCACAAAAGAGGGCTATCAGCAGCACCATAGGGCTTGTCATCGCCATTTGTGGGCTGGCTACTCACATGTAGTAGTCTCGAGTGCCCCGTACTAGATGAACTAGTGAAGCTGTAACAAAGCTATTTTAACAAAATATTTCCTACACGCAAGATTAAACAGTTGTAAGGTTTCACGTTGCGCACAATCGACACTGTACGACACTTATTGACACAAAAGGTTGTATTTGATTTACAAAATTGTATAATTGACGAACAGGTCAATATTGGCCTTGAAGCAATATTAATCAAAAGAGGTGGTAGCTATGGCAACTGCGTCATTTAACAAAGATTTTGTTGTTACCGATAAAAAAAGTGTACAACAATTGAAAAACGACTTTAACAATCCGCATGTGGTTACTGTAAAAGTACGTGATTATAAAAAAGATAAAGTCAAAGGAATCAGCTTATTAAGACAACGGTTGTCCACCTTGGAGACTTGCTAAAAGAGTTTGGGAAAGAAGAAACTTCCAGGCTCTTTTCTGATTTTACCTGCCCTAAAAACCCCGACGTAGAAGAATTTCTACGCTCAC